CACATACGTCATTTGATTTGTGGTTAATGGTGCTGGGTAACTTTTATCTTGAACGACAATTTTGATCATGTCATTGGAATCAAACAAACATCATTTGTATTGTCCACACTGAAATTCATATCTGCTGACCAGCCAATCAATTGATTTTCAAATCTTATATTGAATGGTAACACTGCAACTGGTAACTCCATCGTACAACGTGGAATGAATTTGCTATCATCATACGCATGATTATGGCCAAGAGCAATCACATCTTTAATCATATAGAACATATTACTGATTACCCATGCACGATCCTTCAAATCATTTGGTTGAAGTGTGGCAATTATTGCCTCAATAGAGATTTCTGCTTCACCTTTATCAATACTGCCACCAGTGAGATTCACGAATAAACATGGAAAGAGATCTGCATTCATCTTCTTTACATCCATCTCATCAATCGGCCCAATTACAGTGCTGTGAATTTGTGTGTTTTTCTCACCATAATCTGTAAATGCTTCAAGTAATTTATAGACTGTTGTTTCACTTTGATTCGCTTCCATCCTTATTTGATTATGTCCTTGTTTTTCTTAGATATGGATAAGTCCAATTCGTAACACAAGAAAGTTAATGCTTGTTCAATTTTAAGCTCTGTAACGGCTTCAATTTTTAAGACATCCCCTCCAGCCATATGATAGATAGAAGCGAACCATCCCCACTTGGATGCCATTGACGAACCTACTTCTCCACCCCCTCCAAAGATTGCATTGAATCTTTCATGAAGATCAGACCGATATTCAAAAAAAAAGCGAGCATACTAAATACCTTGTCCATTTTTAAGTCATTGAAGATTTTTTTATTCTCCTTTCCTGAGTATGGTTGAATCTTGTAACAGTATTTGGATTGTTCTGTGATAGGTCGGTATAAAATTGAGAGTATTTGCAATAGATTTTCCTCTGTATCTTCACACGCTGTTTCCAGATCAGCAAATTCTCCAACTGTCAGCTCACTCAAATTTGGATGCAGTCCATACTTGATGTCATTGAGTTCAATAATTGGATGCAGTTCAAATTCTGTTGCACTTGGATCTTCCATCTCCTCAAGCAAAGCATTCACTGTTTCCATGCTTTCTATTGTCATGCTTTTCACAACCTTCTTGCTCACTCCGCAAAGAATAGATACACGCTTCACTACGTCCTCAGTTTTGGAGAGTTTGATCCACTGCTTTACTGAGATATCTGCAAGTGTTGTTGGTACTGTTATTTTCATTTTATTCACTTTTGGTTATGCTATTTGGTGAGCGTGTTCACTTATTTACGCTTATTGGACAGATGCAAGTAATATGTTCACTTTTTTACTCTTGTTTTATGATATGTAATATTTGCCAGAGTAGTTTTCCATGAGCTTATTCAAACACACATATCTGAGTGCATCAATAGCATGATCCTTTTGATTTGCTTCTGGCTCATTGATTTGGTTTCCATCTCTGTTTGTTTTCCACTTATATGACTGCATCTCTTTAATTAGATTGATGCTTTCTTTTGTGATGTTTATTCTATGGCGTTTCATTACATCAATCCCCAGTCTGATGCTGTCTGGCCCTTTTTTCGCGCCCTTGATTATAAATCCTTTTCGTTCAAACTCTGTGATTGATTTCGGTTCTGCTGAATCAGCAATAATTTCCTGACGTTCAATTCCAAGATCTCTGATCTTTCTCATTAGATCGTTATTTGTTAAGCCAGTTTCATACAGATGTTCTTCAACATATAGATCAAGTCCATCTTTGTACACAGATATCAATGCGCTTGGATCATTTGTGAACCCCCAGTCCAAACCAAATGAAATAAACTTTGCTCTGTCTGGTGTTCTATCTACTTGATTGAAGTGTGGAAAGATTGCAGAGATATTCAAACCACGTTCACCAAGACCAAATACCCTCCAGTAGTTTGCATCTGTTAATTTTAGGTATTCAATCTCTTTAATTGTGTTTATGTCTAAGAATGGATTATCAAGATATGTTGTCTGGTAGAAACTCGCATCTTTCCTTGTCATGACTTTGTCATATATCCATGAGAATACATCTGATGGGTTGAAGTCCATGATTAGAATTTCTGATGTTCTCAAAATTATCTGAGTGAAATCTTCAAACGTTAATTCATTCGCCTCATTCAAAAAAGCTATGTGCCTTTTTCGTCCTCTGATTCTTTGTGGTTCTGCGATTGAAACAAATTCAATTACGTTTCCATAAAGAATATATTGTGAGCTGCTTTTGTTGTGGTTTGCCTCTGAGTAAATACCTTCATTTTCTAATATCTGAAAAAAGTCACGCATCACACTTGCTTTCAGACTTGGCATTGTCTTTCTTATAATCGTAATCACCCAACCAGCATTTGGATTGTTTACGCACCATTCAATAAGACACATTGTAATTGAGAATGTCTTTCCACTCCTTGTGCCTCCTTGATGAATTTGAACTCTTGTGTCACAGTTCTTGCAGTCATAATATGATTTACTCTGCTTCATCATCTGCTGTGATCCAAGATAGTTTTTTGTTTGGTTCTGAGATAGCTAATTCTTGAGTTTCTACGTATCCACGTTTCTTGCCTTTCGTCTTGAGATAGAATATTGTGCATGGCACACTTTTTTCTGTTATTAATGAATGAAGTACACTTTCAGCAAAGTCAATTGCTATCTCTGCAATTTCATCTGTCTGCTTCTTAAATTCTGGATCATCTTTCAGCCATTGATAGTATTGTGTTCTGGATACACTTGCATTCTTACACGCCTGAGTTACCACCCCAAGAGATTTCTCCAGTGCCACAATCACAGCTTTCTTTTTTACTTCATTTACTTTATTCATCTTTCAATTTATTTTTGAAGTGCTGGATGATTTCCTCTGTTTTCTGTTTATAGAATTTCTTAAAATCTCCAATTTCTCCATCTTGTTTCCAGAGTACAAATAAAATGTTTCTCAGTCTTTGTGATTGTGATTTTGGTTCATCATATAAATCCAAATCTATATTGTCCAGTTCCTCAACTTCATCTGTATTCATATTTTCTTCACCTCTGAAATATAAGATTCCAAATTGATCCAGCATTGCATCAATATTCATCACCTCAATAGATGATTTTTCTTGTGTGATAAATCTCAGAGATACAGTTCTGTCTTTTCTCCTTGTGTATCCATCAAGTATTGCTGGACAAAGTAACTTGCTCATTTTTCACAACTGTTTTCATATAGGTTCTGGACATCAACAAAGAAATTCTTTACACAAGAACTGCAATTGCTGAATTTTCTTTTTCTGTTTGTGCTTCTGATCCAAATATCTATGGCAAGACGCTGCTGAGATTCAGTCACTCTGTTTCCTTGTTTCCATTTCACCAGATGTTCTTCATACAACACACGATCCTCAGCACTCATATGCGCTCCATATGGAAAGAGCTTGTTTAATGTTTCTTTTCTCTTATCACATCCACAGTCCTCTCCAAATACAGCTTCAACAGCTGACTTGATACCAACAAACTTTGTCAATTTTTCAATCGTATCTCCAAGACCTTTGCTCGGCTTTTCTTTTGATTTCATTTCTGGTTCGTTTAAGTGTTTTGAATAGAGTTGTTCGGCTCACTCCAGTTGCTTGAGCCATCGTTCTCAAAGAATGATTATGCTCATAGTATATTTCTGTGACTGTCTTGTCAAAATATGGCATATCTGAGAGTGTGGAGTTGATAAAGTCAATCTTTTCCTCATCCCTGATCTTCTTTTCCATGTCAGAATCATACCACATGGCAATATCTTGTGATGCAGCTCTATGCCTCTCAGCTGGTTTACGATATGTATAATGAAATGGTGAAGTGTTTGAGTTGTATTGATTCATCATCATCCTGACAATCCAATATCTCAACTGCTTTTTCTTTATTATCTCCTCAATCTTGTCCTGATCACTTTCCAATATGCTGAGAATTACCAGATGGCACAATTCCTCACAATCTGTAATACTTTTTTTCGCAATTACACACGCAATTTTTTTGATTGCATCGTAATTCTCTGAAATGTAGGAACGTATCACGCCCTCAAATATACGTGAAAGGAATTTGTTACCTAAGTGTACTAAGTATTTCTTTCGCTCTGGCCTCATAGGAGGCCGCCATTTGCCTTAACTCTGCCACAGTGTACTTATATATGGTATTGGACATTAGAACGACTTTATCGGCTTGTCCTGATCCATAGACTTCATCAATCTTTTTCCCGAATTGATAAGAATGACCTCCATTTGACATATTGCATCCCTTACATTGAGCAGAAGCATTAATCAAAGGTGGTTCATAT